GATGCTTTGACAATAGGAACTGAATAATCATAATTTATGTCAGTTATAGATAGAGTTAAATCTCATTTTGAGACTTTACAAACTACAATTATTGAAGTTCCTGAATGGAAAGATGAAGCTGGTAATCCATCAGTATTTTATTCTGAGCCTTTAACACTTGAAGAAAAAAACATAATCTTTAAAAAATCTAATAATTTTCAAGACTTAAATGTACTTGTAGATTTATTAGTTATGAAGCTTCAAGTCAAAGATGAAAAAGGTAATCTTAAAAAAGCATTTAAATTAGAAGATAAATTTGAATTAAGAAGAAATGCAGATTCAAATGTTATTGCAACAATATCAAATAAAATACTTTTAGATACTTCATACGAGGAAGCCGAAAAAAAGTAAATAGCGACCCTGAAATAAGGTCGCTTTTAGCAGTAGCAGACAGACTTCATATAACAGTACAAGAGGTTTTAGATATGCCTGTAAGCCATTATAATCTTTGGTTAGCTTACTTGAAAAAAGAACAAGATGAGTATAAAACTCAACAAAGGCTTTCTAAAATAAGGAACTAAAATAATGGCAAATCAAAGACTACTCATTGACATAATTGCAAATGATAAAACTAAACAAGCCTTAGGTGGTTTGCAAAAAGGTCTTGCTAGAGTAAAACAATCAGTATTTAATTTAAGAAACGCATTTATAGGTCTTGGTGCTGGAGTAGTTATTAAAGGTTTTATAGATGCTGGAATACAAATAGAAAATCTTGAAGTACAATTAAACGCATTATTTGGCTCTGCTAGAGAGGGAAAAAAAGCATTAAAAGAAGTCACAGACTTTGCATCAGGTACACCATTTGAACTTAAAAATATTCAACAAGGTATCACAGCATTAGCAACTATCAGAAAACAAGCAGAAGCTAATGGGGTTTCATTTGATGAACTTTTAAAAATTACAGGTAATACAGCAACAGTATTAGGTGGAGACTTTGCATTAGCATCTTTACAAATTCAAAGGTCATTTAGTGCTGGTATATCTAGTGCTGAACTCTTTAGAGAAAGAGGTGTTAAAGCTATGGCTGGATTTAAAGAGGGAGTTAGTATTAATGCAAATGAATCAATAAAAGGTTTAGCAAAAGCATTTGGTACAGGTGGAGAGTTTGGAAATTTAATAGATGATTTGGCTAAAACTTTATTTGGTACAATATCAAACTTAAAAGATGCTTTCTTTATATTCCAAGTAGAAGTTTCTAAAGGTTTCTTTGAAGCATTAAAAAGTAATTTAGGAGATTTAAAAAAAACAGTAGAAGATAATAGAAAAGAGATTGCAGAGTTTGGACAAGTAATAGGTAGAGGTTTAAGTTCAGTAATTAATGCCACAGCAAAAACTTTAAAATTTTTTAAAGACAACATAGCAATTATAACAGAAGCATTTAGAATATTTATTGCATTAAAAGTAGTATCATTTTTTCATAGTTTAGCAGTTGCTATTGGAGTCGCAAACGCATCTATGATTGGTTTTAATGCAACTGTAAGAAAAAATTTATTGATAGGTGGTGCTGTTATTGTTTTAGCAAATTTAGATAAAATAATAAAAAAAACAAAAGAATTTTTAAGATTAGCTGGAATAATTGACCCATTAAAATTAGAAATACCTGATAGAAATAGAGGTATTTTAGAATTTACTGTTAAAGCTGGTAAAGTAGAAACTTTATCAGAAGCAATCAAAAGAAATTTTGCTGATGTATTTACATCATTTAGAGATGCAAACAAAACAGCATTAGGAGAAATGCAAACAAAATTAACATCTATTGGAACAACAATAGGTCAAGGATTAAACAAAGGTATTAAATCTTTTTCAGATGCTTTAGCACAATCAGTTATTTTAGGAAAAAACTTACAAGAAACATTACAAAATTTAGCACAGACAATTATGGTTAAGTTATTATCATTTGCTATTGAATTAATTTTAAGAAAACAAGTTGAGTTATTTATTGAAAAACAAATAACAGCAGAAAAAATTAAACAAGCTACAATAGGAACTGCAAATGCTTTATCAGGATTAGGCTCACTTAGAGGATTCTTTGGTATGGCAAATGGTGGAGCAGTAAGAAAAGGAGAGCCTGTTGTTGTTGGAGAAAGAGGTGCTGAAATGTTTATACCAAACTCATCAGGTCAAATAACACAATCAGCTAGAGGTACAGGTGGTGGTGGAGTAAATGTGAACTTTACAATTAACACAATAGATTCAAGAGGGTTTAGTGATGCTTTACAAGAGAACAGAGGTACTATAACAGGAATAATAAACAATGCTTTAGCAGAAAAAGGAAGAAGTGAGTTAGTATAATGAGTGGTGCATTTCCAATATCAACATCTAAATTTGAAACACTTGGTATTAAGTCAATTCAAAATACACTTATATCAAAATCAATCTCAGGTAAAAAACTCGCAAGACAAGTAGATAATCAAAGATTTGGTTTTACAGCTAGAATTATTACAGCAAAAAGGTCAGATGTTTATGGAGAACTTATGGCTTTTATAATTAAACAAAGGTCAGGAAAAGAAAACTTTACAATAATCCCACCTGAAATAGAAGATGCTAGAGGTAATGTTAGTGGTACTGTTCTTGTAAATGGTGTTCATGCAGTTGGAGATACAACAATAGATATTGATGGTATGACAGGAACTTTGAAAGCTGGAGACTTTGTTAAATTTGCATCACATAACAAAGTTTATATGGTAGTTGCAGATGCAACAGCAGATGGGTCAAACGAAGCAACAATTACAATAGAGCCACCTCTTATAACAGCATTAACAAATGATTCTGCTGTCACTTATGACAATGTACCTTTTACTGTGCATTTAATAAATGATATACAAGAGTTTGGTACAGTAGGTGCTGATAAAGATGGCAATATATTATACCAATTTGAGTTAGATGTTGAAGAAACTCTTTAATGAAAAAATACAAAATTACACACTTAATAAGTGCCGAGTTTGAAGCTACTGCTATTGTTAATGAAGATGAGATTGATGAGAAAACAAACGATTTAAAAGCTTACAAAAAACCTGATAGCAAATTTAATTTTACCATGTTAAAAGGTACAGAAGCTATAACTAGAACATATTACGAGGAACATGGCACGAACACTAACGACAGCAGTAAAAAACGAGTTATTAACAGGTCAGATTAGACCCATACATCTTATTGAGATAGGATTTTCAACACCTGTATATTTAACTGATAATGGCTTTGATTTAACTTCTTCAATATCAGGTTCAAGCAGAACATATACAGCTTCTCCATTTTTAGTAGGTGGTTCATCATTTGAAGAACAAACAGATATTACAAAAACTACATTAAGTTTATCTTTATCAGGTGCAGACCAAACATTTATATCAACAGTTTTAAATGAGAATGTTGTTAATGATACTGTTGAAATATACAGAGGATTATTAGATTCAAACAATTCAATTATAGCTGACCCAATATTATTATACTCAGGAAACATAGATACATTTGAAATAGCTGAAACAGAAACTCAATCAAATGTTAAATTAATTATTGTATCACATTGGGCAGACTTTGATAAGAAGTCAGGTAGAAAAACAAACAATGCTTCTCAGCAAAGATTTTTTAGTACAGATGTTGGTATGGATTATTCAAGTGAAACAGTTTTAGATATTAAGTGGGGTAGAGAATGACAACTTTTGATGAGATTATTAACCTATACTATAAGTTTGATAAATATAAAAAAAATACATATCCTGAGTTATACTATCATATTTTACCATCAATAAATCTTAATCAGTACAAAGTATTTAAGGATGAACAAGGAATATTTGGTTTTGTTAATTGGGCTTATCTAAGTAAAGAAATAGAAAAGTCATATATTGAAACATCTACAATTTATAAGAATGAATGGAAAAGTGGAGATTATTTGTGGTTATATGATATTGTTATACTTAGAAAGAGTAAAGAGGTTATGTCATGGGTGTATAATTATTTTAAAAAATTATTAAAAACAAATGAATCTATATCTTGGTTGCGTTTAGATAAAAACGACAAGGTATATAGAGTTGCAAAAAAATTTAAAAGGGAGTTTCATAACTAATGGGTGGCTCAGTAAAAAAAATAATTCAGCCTGTTGTATCAGCATTTAATATTTTCAATGGTGGTTTTAATCCATTTGTTGCTTTAGGTGTAATGGCTATTGGCTGGTTATTTGCAAGGTCAATGAAACCTGATGTGCCTGATTTTGGTACAAATGATTTTGAAGAAACTGAAAGAGGTATCTTACTAAATAAACAATCTAACAATGCTTGTGTTCCTGTAATTTATGGAGAGAGACTTGTTGGTGGTACAAGAGTTTTTATTGAAACTTCAGGAACAGATAATACTTATTTATATGTTGCTTTAGTTCTTTCAGAGGGAGAGGTAAATTCAATAGAACAAATTAGAGTAGATGACAAAGTAGTCACATTTGATGGTGCATTAACTCATGGAACTACAAGAGAAGTAGCAAGTAGTGATAGTAATTTTTACAAAGACTCTACAAGTCATATTCAAATACAAGCTTTTATGGGAACAGACGACCAAGTAGCATCAAGTGTTTTAACACCTTTATCATCATGGGGGTCGAACCACAAATTGTCTGGGATTTGTTATCTTGCTTTAAGGTTTAAATGGAATCAAGATGTATTTGGTGGAATACCTGTTGTCCAAGCTAAAGTAAAAGGTAAAAAGATTGTCACATTAGCATCTAACTTATCAGAGCAAACAGCATCCTTTTCTACAAATCCAGCTTTTTGTTTATTAGATTATTTAAGAAATGAAAGATATGGAAAAGGCATTGCTACATCAAGTTTAAATTTACAAAGTTTTTATGATGCTTCACAAGTTTGCGTCACACAGGTCACACCATTTTCAGGTGGTAGCGATATTAATTTATTTGATTGTAATGCTGTTGTAGATACATCTAAAAAAGTTATAGACAATGTAAGAGATATAATAAAAGGCATGAGAGGTTATCTTCCTTATGTTCAAGGTAAATATAAATTAGTTATTGAAACAACAGGTACAGCTTCAGTATCTTTAACAGAAGATGATATTATAGGTGGCTATGCCTTAGCTTCTCCTACTAAAAATAGTAAATTTAACAGAGTAATTGTTTCATTTATAAATCCTGACAGAAATTTCCAAGTAGATGAAATTCAATTTCCACCAATTGATGATTCAGGATTAGCAAGTGCAGACCAACACGCAACAATGAAAACAGCAGATGGTGGATTTTTATTAGAACATAGGGCAGATTTTCGTACTATCACTTCTCCATACCAAGCTGAGGAGATGGCTGAAATTATTTTAAGAAGAAGCAGAGAATCTTTAGGTCTTAGTATTAACTGTGGATTTAAAGCTTATGAATTACATATAGGAGATATTGTAAATGTCACTTTATCTAGCTTAGGTTTTTCAAGTAAAGCATTTAGAGTTTTATCTATGACATTTAGAGAAGATTACACTATTGATTTAAACTTAGTAGAATATCAAGCATCACATTATACATTTGCAACAAAAGGACAGGTATCAAGTACACCATCAACTACTTTACCTAATCCATTTTCTATACAAGCACCAGCATCACTTACACTTACTGATGAACTAATAGAGTATGCTGATGGAGTTGTTTTAACAAGATTAAATATATTAGTTGGTGCAAGTACAGACCAATTTGTTCAGTATTATCAAGTAGAAGCTAAGAAATCTACCGAATCAGATTTTAAAATAATATCTAGTGGTACTCAGCTAAATCATGAATTCATAAATGTTGTTGATGATATTACTTACGATGTAAGAGTAAAAGCTATCAATAGTTTTGGAGTTTCATCTAGTTATACATCAGCTTCAAGAAAAATAATTGGTGCAACAGAAATACCAAGTAATGTAGATGATTTGTCAGTATCTATGGTTGGCTCAAATCAAATGGAGTTATCTTGGACACCTGTTGATGACTTAGATATATCTTGGTATGAGGTAAGATTTCAAGATGTGACGAGTGGTGCTACTTGGAATGAAAGTACACCGATTGCAAAAGTAGTAAGAAGAAAATCAAACAGTTTAGTGGTAAATGCACAGGTTGGTAGTTATTGTATAAAAGCAGTAGATAAATTAGGAAACTCTAGTGCAGAAGCTTCTATTGTATCAACAAACATTTCAGGATTACAAAATTTTCAAAATATTTTAACTTTGAGTGAATAATGGCAGATTTTAATGGAACAAGAGATAGTAGTGTAGCAATATCAGAAGATAATGCTGGTAGAAAAGTATTGATTTTAGATACTATTACACAAGTAGATAGTCTTGTTGGTAATTTAGATTCAGCAGAGGGTTTTTTTGATTTAGG